CCTTCCATTTGAATAATACTTTCTTTAGTTTGATTAAAAGCAAGTTCCAATTTCTCTTTATTGCTTGTTAATCTTGTAATTTCTCCTTGATCACCAGCAGTAGTTGCTGCTTCCAAATCTGTTATAGTTTGTTTTAAAGCATCATCAATCATTACCATCTTACGGTATGCATTAGTTATCGAATTAAGAAGAGTAACATCTTCTGTTTCAAAACCAGCAAATCTAGTTTTCGACTTAATAGCTCTTAATACTGTTTGTGCTGGTGTATCATTAGCAAGTTGATGTGCTCTTAATGAATTCATAAACATATGTGCTGCCATTGTTGAAGAGTAATCCCCACCACTCATTCCTGTCATCAATACTGACATATCCTTATTTGCATCATGAAGAGCAGTATTCGTTTCAACCACTTTTTCAGCAAGATTTAAAGACTCATCCAGTTCTATTTCTTTTCGTTTCTCTTCATACCTAGCCCATATACCTTTAGCTTGTTGAAATGCTAAAACACCAGCAACAATAGCAGCCATAACCAACCAAGTTGCTGGATTTCCTAAAAGAGCAACTGCAGCAGGAATTTTAAACAACATATTAGTGGCAATAGAACTAACAGCACCAGCAATTGCACCTGTTATAGCAGATTGTGCTAAGAAAATACCACCAATAACACCTAATGCTGTAGTAACATTTTTAGCAATATCTTTTAATTTTTCAGTATCACCTTCTTGCCATGCTTTTAATGCATCACCTGCCTTATCAATCATCCAACCACCAAATAATGCAAGCATTGCATCCATAAATCTTTGGAATACACTCTTTACATTCTTAGTACCCTTCTCTACTGGTTTAACTAATTCTTTTTCTGTTTCTAATTCAAGAAATTTTTCTGCACCTTCCTTCTTCTGAGCATCAAGTTGTTGTTGATCTGCTTTATCTTGATCCCTTTCAATTTCTTTATCTACAGCAATATCTTCTGCAATTATATCTCTGATTCCAAGTAAACTCTGATTAATATTGAGAATTGATTGATTAATATCTTGAAATAGTTCTTGCGTTATACCACTCTTTTCCAATACATCTACTTTTTTTTCCAAAGTGATAACTCTAGCAAGAGTTTTCCTTTGTGTACCAAAAGATTTCGACATCGTTGCATGACTAGCAAACGACATCTCTTTCTTCTGACCTTCTGGAACTGGTAAATCCATTACTGTTGTTTTGCCTTTAGATTCTCATCTTCAATATGTTGTTTCAATAAACTAATGTATATCTCCCGTTCCCACGGGATCATATTCTCAATATCACTTAAAGAGTATTTATGATGCTGCATGAGGGCAAAATTGATCTTGTAGTATGATACAAGATCCTCATGTAACATCGCTAGTTGAAAAAAGCTGCTAGTCCCTCCAATGGAATAACATTATCAACTTTAGTTTTAGGATTAGTTACAGTTATTTCATGCTTTAGTTTTGGCATTGTAGTAAAAAACTTCTCCACTTCCTTAAACTGTTTAGATCCTAACTGCTCCAAAAACTCTTTCATTTCTTTAGGGGTACAATCTGCTCCAATCCATTCTTCCTCGGCACTAAAAATCATATCAACACAACTTACAATCATATCAAGAGACTTATCAAATCCTGGTCCTACCGCAAAATTATCTGCAATAAACTGATCTAATGAAGGATACTTCATTCTCAATGTCAAAGTATCATCTAATTTAATATCCTTAGTATGATCAGGATCTTCTATAACTTGAATCTCATCCAAATTAACTGTAATAGGAACCTTTGTTACACCATCATCAGGACAAGTCACTTGAATATCTACAGATTCTCCAACTGATTTACCTCTAACATTAAGGAATAGATATTCAATATCAAAAGTAGATAATTTATCAATCTTTATACCCCTTGTTAAAATACAGTTACCCAATACTTGTTTAACTGCACGAGCAATATCTTTTATTTCATTACTCTCCATTGCAATGACAAGAATCTTTTCTTCTTTAACTAGAAAAGGTCTATATCTAATCTTTTTTCCTGAAGAAGGAATAACCAACTCATAGGTTGGTGCATTAATCTTTGGTAGTGGCATCAGTTTTTCCTTTAATTATACCACATATGTAAGCCATAGTGGATTTGAATGCATTGCCATCCAACTCATCAAACATAAACATATTCAAACGAAATGCATAGTTTGCTTCAGAGACAATAGCAGATAGCTGTGATTCTGTCACAGGCAGTGTATTTAGTGTAGCACGATAGTTATTTTTAAACTCCTTCTTATTCTCTATATCAGGGAACTCATAGAAGTCTAACCCACCATCATCTAACTTAAGAGAGTTCTTAGCAATATTTCTAAGGATCTGACCCCCAGAGAGATCACCCAGATATCTAGTATAATGATGACCCACAAGAAGTTCAGTCTGGTCATGTGCTACTTCACGGATACGATTTACATACTGTTGACATGCATCAGTAGGATAGATAGTCTTTGCCCAATTCTCACCATAAAAATACTCACAGTCTTTTGCTAGACTACGATGTCTATAAAGTTCCTTCATGTTCAATGGTCCTACAATAGGATCATCTTTCAACCTTAGAACTTCTACTTCCATAGCATGATAGATGAAGTAATAATTAGCAACAAGTTGCCTATAACCTTCTCTACTTACTACACCTTTGAGAAAAGAACTAACAAACTTAGTATTCTCTGCTGCTGAGTGAGACTGTTTAGTCCCTTCCTTTAATTCCTGTGATAATCCCATACTAAATCTCCATTATGTTATATTATAGCATATTATGCCATATCGTTATTAATTATGTCGGTTGGACCATATGTACCTTTAGGTTTCTCATGTGTTAGATACTCATATTGTTGTTCTGTAAGTTTTCCATCATTATAAGCATTCTGCAATGGACCTTTAGCCCATTCATTATCTTTAAACTGCCCATTACCAACTGCTTCAGGTGTCCTAATCTCAATAGCACCACCATTATCTTGAAGATCCTTACTAGTGCTATTAAGACTGGTAAGTTTACCAAAGTAGTATCTATCATATGCAAAGGTCACTTGAAGTTCAAGAACATTAGCACCATCATAAGATACAGGCATTGAAGATACATTAACAGGAAAAGCATTTAGAAATGTATATTCTACATTCCTAAAATGATCTTTATTAAACTTTTGTATCCTCATAGTACTAACCTTATACTCATCAGGATATCTCAGACGATTATAATATGCTTTCTGATCCTTACTAACTCCGCTACCAGATGCTATAAAATCATGCCACAACTCAAAGAATTGAACTACTCTATAATCTGAATCAACATAAAAGGTAAGAGTAGTATCAGTATAAACTCTTGTATGTGCAAACTTCTCAACTATACCCATCCTATTACCTTCAATCTGTGCTGTAGCCATAGAAGTTCCAGGCAGCTCAGCACTGTTACATAACAAACCTAAATCTCTACTAATAAAGAAATTACTGACTAAAGGAGCATTAGTTGTTATATGACCTCTTAAAGATTGAAGACTAGCGAAACCATTGAAGAAAACTTCATAATGATTAGTAGTCGCAACTTTTTGAAATAAACTGCGAATTTGTTCAGTTGTTTTTACTCTAGGGTAACTAGCCACAATAAATACCTAACAGGATCTTATACGATTCATGGCATATTCAGGTAGGTTTAGACCTATAAACATAAACAAGTATCGAGGGGACTATCGTAACATTATTTATCGTAGTTCCTGGGAAAAAGTTTTTATGTCCTATTGTGATAAAAATGATAATATAATTGAGTGGGGTAGTGAAGAGGTTATTATACCTTACCGATCACCACTTGATAACAGATTACATAGATATTTTCCTGACTTTTATGTAAAAGTAAAAGACCGTTCAGGAGTACCTAAGAAATATATTATTGAGGTGAAACCCAAAAGACAGTGTGTTGAACCAAAGGTTCAAAGAACTAAGAACAAGAAATATATAAGAGAAGTAATGGAATATGCTAAGAACCAAGCAAAATGGGGTGCAGCGAAAGAATTCTGCAAAGATCGAAGAATGGAATTTAAAATACTAACAGAGGATAACTTAGGTGTCTAGACTTCAGCCAATCGTAGATAAAATGACTGGATTAAGAGATCCAGAAGAGATTATGCTGAGTATTCTAGAACTTACAGAAGATAGTAAGGTGATACTTCCAGAAGAAGGTGGTTTCTATACCTTTGTATATCTACCAAAGACTCCTAACATAGAATATGATGAGTTCCCTCTAATAGCATGTATGGAAATACAAAGATGGGGTATTAAAGGATTTAGTTACCACTGGGGCAAAATGAGGAACTATACATGGCCAGAAGTAGTAGGAGAATTCCACGAAATTAATGCTGGACAAGAACTAGAAGATGCAAGATCTCTAGGATATGCTAAATTCAAGCTAAATACATAAAAAGATAGTGTGTAATGGCAACACTAGATAACAACTTTACATCTTCTCTTCTCAAAGGCGATACAGAATCAACCAATTCTCTTATTGGTGGTAAGGATAGATATTGGAATGATGCACAAGGAGCATATAATGATGGATCTTATCACTCTAATAAAATCATGCGTTATCCGCAAGATATTATTAGTGGTTCAACTGATTACTTTAAGATAGAAGTATTAGAACATTTAAACAGAGGAAATGGTTTCCAAGATGGATATGATAATCTATTTTCAGGTAAAGAGGAAACTGTTACACTAAAAACTACTGAAGGTTTGAATAGAAAGAATGATGATGGGTCAGATATGTCCTTTACAGGTACGAGTATAGTAGGTGGTGAAGTACAAGAGTTATCACAAACATTATATAAAGCAAGAACTCAACAAACAATAATATTACCAGTACCTCAATCAGTTAATGATAATAATAGTACTGGATGGGGTAGAAATGAGATAAATGACTGGGCTGCATGGGGAATACAAAGGATTAACGATGTTGCTACAACAGTAACTGCTGGTAATGCTGCTGCTGGATTAAAAGCAACTATATTAGATGCTGGAGAGATGGTAAAAGAATCACCAGGATCCAGTGGCGTTGAATGGTTAAAATCAAAACTAATATCATCTGCTGCTAATGTACTTGGATCCAATGTAACACCAAGCGGATTACTAGCAAGGACTACAGGTCAGATCATTAATACTAATGTTGAACTATTATTTAATAGTGTAACTCTTAGATCATTCACATTCAATTGGAATCTGACTCCTAGAAGTAAAGCAGAAGCAGGAGAAGTAAAAAAGATTATAAGAACTCTTAAACAAACAAGTTCTGCAAGAAAAGGTGATGACAAGAACTTCGGTTTCTTGAATACACCACACTTATACAGAGTATCCTATATGAAAGGATCAGGTAAACATCCTTTCTTAAATTCATTTAAGCACTGTGCTCTATCAAATATACAAATGAATTATACTGGAAGTGGTACTTATGCAACATATGATGATGGAACACCAGTTCATATGAACATGGGTATGACTTTCCAAGAACTCAACCCAATTTACGCTGAAGATTATGATGATGCTAACGCAGGATCAGGAGTAGGTTACTAATGGCTCAACATTACTTTAAACAATTACCAAATATAAGGTATAAAAATCCTCTGGCAGATAAGTACACAAATGACAACTTTGTGACAACTAAAAATCTCTTCACCAGAGCAAAACTTAGAGATGATGCTGGTCGTGATATAACATTCCTTCGGTCTTACACTATTAGAGAAGGTGAAAGACCTCAAGATGTTGCTGATAAAATGTATGGTTCCCCCAAATATGATTGGGTTGTTCTTATAACTGCTAATATTATTAATGTCCAAACAGAATGGCCACTAACTGGTCCTCAGTTATATAATTTCTGTGTAGACAAGTATGGTAATGATTTGAACGCCATTCACCATTATGAAACAATAGAAGTAAAGGATAAAGAAGGTAGACTAATAATGCCAGAAGGTAAAATAGTAGACTCTAACTTCACAATCCGTCATCCAGATACACATAATATCACTCTTAATCCTGTTATAGGAGTAAATAACTTCCTAATGGAGACCAGAGAGAATGAAAAGAAAAGGAATATAAAACTAATGAGAAATGCTTATCTTAACAACTTTATAATGGAAACAAGAAATAGTGTATTATATACACCATCATCACAATTTGAATCTCGTTTCCTAAAGAAAGCACATAATCCAGATATCTAACGAAGTTTAGGTCCACTTGCCCAACCAACCAAAACTAACCTCTCACCTTTGGTGACAGGTTCTGCTCTATGTGGACATCTAGAGTCAAAGACTATACTATTACCTTTACCTTTAGGTAACTGACAATGCCTATTACAATAGTCCACTATAATCAAATCTCCACCCTCATAATCTTCTGGGTCAGAGAGTTGTATACTTAGACTTAATTTTCTCCATACATTTTTCTCTGGTGCAATACCATAATCACAGTGCCAGTCAAAGTTTCCACCTGGTCCATATCTAAGAATTTGAAATTCAAATACCTCTATATCAAACTCATATTTCTTATTAATAGTTTCAAATACACTAGCACCTATAGATGCTACTATAGTCTTTGAAGGTGGGCAATGAATATCACACAATCTAAAATTCTTTTGATCTCCATAATCAGTTTGATGTGTCTGCCAAGCATCATCATTCAAACTAGAGACATAATCTGTTAATTCTTTAACAGCTTCGTCACTTAATGCAAGCACATAAAAAGGATCCTCACGAGAGTAATTGTACTCTTCGTTCAGATCATCAGAAAATTTTTCCATTAAAGCAATGATTCAAGTGTTGCTAAATTAGTAGCGTTATTAATAGTTGTATATGGTACTGTAGGGTTTGATTTAAGTGATGCAGATTCCCCTTTCATATCTGCTATTGCCTGAATATCTGCATTCTCTTTCTTAGTAGCAAGATATCTTGTCTCTAAAATTTCTGTTGTAATAGTTTTTGCTTCTGCAAGATCTGCAGTAACATTTTTACTATCATGGTAATATTTCCATGCAGACCTAAAATGATCATGAGGTAAAGTAGATGCATCTATAATAGAATATTCCGAAGCAGGAACATCTTTTGCAATGATAGCATCGTCTGATAGAGTGCAATCCACTGTGGGGATTACTACTCTACACTTACCATCTACGCCGTTATAGACTATGACTTTATCCCTTGCCATTATGAATTTTCTGCAGAAGAACTAACTATATTCTGAGCAGTAGGATATGCAATAAGAACTTTTGCCTGAGCATCACTATCATCTTTAGCGTATACTTCCACTACGGTAGTATTAGCACTATTACCGTCATCAAAAGTGCAACGGTAGTGATCTCCTTTGTATGCAGCCATTTTTCTATGTAAAGTAAAAGAGAGGGAATGACTCCCTCTCGTTATTTATATTACTCTTCAGCTAACTGCTGAAAGTAAGCAAGTGCATCATCATCTGCTGAAGGTGCTGCTGCAACTGGTGCAGGTTCACGATCAACATCTTCTTCAACTACTGGTCTAGCAGGTGCAGCATTAAGTTTTAGAACTTGCTCAAGACGCTTCTTGAGATCTTCATAAGACTTAAACTGAGATGCATTAACAAGTTCTGCAAGAGAATACTCTTTCTTCCAGAGTGCTTCTAGTGCATCATCGTCATCAAGAAGAGGTGCAGGAGCAGAAAACTCAGAACTATCATAGTTCCAATATCCTGCAACTTTCTTAATCTTAACTTTGAAATCTGCTCCTTGCCAGAAATCAAATGGATTAATTGGAGACTCATCTTCAAATTCTGGTTGCATTGCACCCATAATCTTATCGAAGATTTTCTTACCAAACTTGTAAAGGAATACCTTACCCTCATTCTGAGGATTTGCTGGATCCTTCACGACATATATGTTAGTGTAGTACGAAAGCTT